AACAATATCAGCTTTAATAACACAACTGAATTAAATTCTACTATCTATTTCTGTAGAGCCAATAATACAGACTTTAATTACAGCACGAACCCAACATATGTATCGAGCAGTAAAATTGTTGTCAAGAATAATACACTAGACAATCCAGTGGCATATGCTACAACGATTGGATTATACTCTGCTGACAACGAATTACTTGCTGTAGCGAAACTTTCAGAGCCTATTAAGAAGGATCCGACAAACGAGCTAACATTCCGCGTGCGCCTAGACTATTAAAGTACTGATAAGCATAGTGGAGTTTAGAAATGCCGTATTACAAATTTGGACCTAATGATCTTCTTTATAATCAAGTAAAGGCACATCCACGAACAGAGTTCATTACTTACATTAGTGGAACTAGGTATTACAATAGCGTTCCAAAGATAAGCGGCACTCATGTTGCCAACGTCGGGCATATCCCAACTGGACACGTTAGCTTATATGAGATGAATGTAGACCGCCGCTCTGGCGGACTTATATATCCCTTCTTGACAAAAGAAAGCGGGCTCTCTGCATTTAACACGGTCTCGCTAGATGAGTTCAATCAGAACTTTAATTATGGAGACGAAATCTCTAGTAGCTATCCGCTGTCCTCTTCTTATCACCGAAGGTATTACGCTGTTGATGAGAAGCGAGTAAGGCTTGATTCGATCAAGACTGCAATGAAGTCTTATACTCCACTAAGTCCCAACTATAGAGTTTCCAGTTCGTTTGGAGACTACTCAACAGGTTCATTGAATCTTATTTCAATTCCTTCTATCTTCTACGGCTCAGAGATTAAAAAAGGGACTGTTGATTTAAAGTTTTTTATTACTGGTACACTCGTAGGTCGAGCACAAGATATCAACCGCAACGGCAATCTTATTCAAACATTGCCGGTAGACAGTCCAGGCAGTGGGAGTACAGTCGGAGTAGCCTTATATGGCGAAGGAGTTCTTCTCCTTAACGGATTAACTGATTTATCTGCTGGAGAATATACAGACCTCTACGAAGGAACGCAAGTTGATGGACCTAGATGGACATACTTTGGCACACCTACAAGTAATAGAAATGTATTTTCTATGGCGTTCGAAGGCACAACCTATACTCCAACAATGACCATGTTCGCGAAAGCTCCTCAAGGCGAACTAAACCACTCTAATAACCCAACGTTCAGATCTAAAGACCAAATAACAAGTTCTTTATCGACAGGCAAGCTAGGGTACTTTGAATCGCCCACGCCAATAAAAAATATTAACAGTAGCTCATTTTCTGATTATAATGAGTCCTTCAACAATGTGACTTATATTTCTTCAATTGGAGTATATGACAAGGACAGGAATCTTATTGCTGTCGCAAAGCTTGCCAATCCAGTTAGGAAATTAGAATCGGAAGATTTCACATTTAAATTAAAATTGGATATATGATTTTAGGACTAGATGTCAGTACGAGTATTACTGGCGCAACAATACTTGACAAGGAAGGAGAGGTTCTCTACAATGAAGCCTGGGACACAAGAAAATTTAAAAACTTCTTTGTCAAGGCGGCATATATTGAGGAAAAAATTGTACACCTTAATAAACTTTACGGAGGATTCGAAAAAGTATTTATCGAACAATCTCTCCAAACTTTCAGGTCTGGATTCTCCTCCGCAAAAACTTTGTCAACTCTCTCTCGTTTTAATGGGATTGTGTCATGGCTTGTATATCGAGTATTGCAGACAGAACCAGAATATATAGCAGCAACCTCCGCTCGTAAGCTTTGTGGAATAAGAATACCAAGAGGCGTAAAGGCAAAAGGTGTTGTTATACAATATGTACTTGACAAAGTACCAGGCGTCACGATACAATACACAAAGTTTAATAATCCAAAACCTGAATGCTACGATAAAGCTGATAGCTGGGTAATTGCCAAGGCAGGTCACACTCTATGTCAGAGGGAAAAAAGCTCCAAATCCTCAAAGAAGTCTTAGGGAATTGTTTTAATTCAGGTGAGGAGTATCTTTTTTACTGTCCCAAGTGCAATCACCACAAAAAGAAGCTTTCAGTTAATTTAGATAAGAATGCTTTTAAGTGTTGGATCTGCGATTATGTGGGAACTTCCCTCCGTCGTCTTATCCGAAAGTATGGGGACTACAATCACCTTTCTAGGTGGTCAGAACTTACTGATGAGGTAGATCTAACTTTATTCTCTGATGATCTGTTCGCGACGAAAGAAGTCGATCTAGATCAAAGATTGAGCATACCGACCGAATTTAAGTCATTGGCAAATAAGAATTTACCCCTCACTTCCCAAAACGCCCAAATATACCTCAAGGATAGAGGTCTTACGAAAAAAGATGTTATCTATTGGAAAATTGGATATTGCGAAGGCGGACAATACGATGGTCGCATCCTTATTCCTTCGTTCAGCGAAGATGGCTATTGTAATTACTTTGTGACACGAACGTACATTGGAGACTGGAAGAAGTATTTAAACCCGACAGCAAGTAAAGATATTATTTTCAATGATCTTTATTTAGATTTTGATTCAGATTTGGTTTTAGTCGAGGGTGTCTTTGACGCCATCGTCGCAGGTCCAAACTCTGCCCCTCTTCTTGGATCAACACTTAAAGATACTTCTCAACTCTTCCAAAAGATCGTTAGAAACGATACGCCGGTTTATGTTGCCCTTGATCCAGACGCATCAAAAAAAGAAGATAGCCTGATAAGGAAGTTGTTGAGGTATGGTGTTCAGGTGCATAAAGTTGATATCTCGCCTTTCAACGATGTTGGCGAGATGACAAAAGAAGAATTTAAGTTTCGAAAAAGCCAAGCAGTCTATATTGAAGAAGATACTTATATGTTAACGAAAGCCCTTATGGCTATTTGATTAAAAATAGATTTTACTTGTATTTACGACTATTTATTGTGTTGCAAGAGGACTCCTAAATGAAACTCAAGAAATCAAAATTAAGAAAGATCATTAATGAAGAACTGGTTCGCGTTATTATGGAAAGCGATGTTAAGAGGTTTGTCGCCCTTAAAGAAAACCTTGATGGAGAAACAGATCCAGAAGGCAAAATGGCTAAGTCTCAACTAGAGAGATCAGCAGAAAATGCACAGATGCTCGCTTCCTCAATGACAGACGACCAACAACTTGATGGTTGGGTTCAAGCTAAAATTACAAAGGCTTCTGATTATTTGCAATCGGTTGCTAATCACCTGCAAAAGGAATCACTCCTGGAAGGACCAATGCAACCATCTGATGTAGCTTTTGGGACTGGTGGTAGTTATGCCCCCGCTGACTCTATGGGTTTGATGGATCCTCATGCTCCAGAAGCTAGCGAAGATGACTGGTTTAATAATATCCAAATTGCTTCAAGGATCTTGGAAGACTTACCTCTATCCGATCTACCAGAGCAAGTTACTTACGCAGCCAAAATGCTAAGAGACAGTATTGATGTGATGACCAACCCCTTGGTTGAAGAAAAATAAACACCTTGACTTCCTCTTAAAATTTACTATACTATAGGTAGAACAGTGCGGAGGTACGCTTGAAGATAGCACACGTAAGTGACATACACGTCAGAAACTATCGATACCATAAAGAATACCAACAGGTATTCGACCAGCTTTACGAGAAGTTAAGAGAACTAAAGCCCGATATTATTGTTAATACGGGCGATACTGCTCATACTAAATTAAATTTAAGTCCGTCTTATTTCGATATGACAGCGAAGATGTTTAAGAATTTAGCAGACATCGCTCCTTATCATGTCATCTTGGGTAACCACGATCTAAACTTAAGAAACCTATCAAGAATTGATGCCATCACACCAATTGTTGAAGCTCTTGGGCACCCTAACTTGTTCTTGCATAAGAACACTGCACAAGTGGATGTTGGACAAGATTGTGTTTTAAACGTCTTATCTATCATTGATCCAGAGAACTGGACGCCACCAGAGGACGAAAGCAAGATCAATATTGCTCTCTATCATGGTTGTGTCTCTGGCGTATCTACAGACGCCGGATTCGTATTAAGCCACGGCGACATTAGTTTATCTGAACTCCTGGGTTATGATTACGTCTTGCTTGGAGATATCCACAAGACAAATCAGAAAGTCGATAAGAAAGGAAAGATGCGCTATCCTGGCTCGCTTATTCAGCAAAACTTTGGTGAAACGCCGGATAAAGGGTTTCTACTTTGGGATATAAAAGACAAAGATGATTTTACTGTTGAGCATGTCGTTCTTGAGAACCCAAAACCTTTCATTACAGTTGATTTAACAAGGCAAGGGCGTCTTCCAAAAAAGCTTAAAATCAAAGACAATGCCCGCGTTAGACTTGTATCAGAGAACACCTTACCATTGGATGTAATACGTCGCGGTATTGAACTGGTTAAAACCAAGTTTAAAGCGGAGTCCGTTACTTATGTTTGCCGAGCCAACGGTTCAAGCGGGTCCCCTGACGAAATCATCGAAGGAATCGGTAATGACGACCTTCGAGATATAGAAGTCCAACAAGAGCTTATTGACGAGTACTTAAGTGAATATCAAGTCGATCCCGAAACTCTCCAGCGTATTTTCCATTTAAATCATAAGTACAACGTCCTTGCTGAAGAAGAAGAGGAGGTTAAAAGAAACATTAACTGGAAACTTCTCTCGCTTAAGTGGGACAACTTATTTAATTATGGCGAAGATAACGTCATTGACTTTGAAAAAATGCAAGGCGTCGTCGGTATTCTTGGTAAGAATTTTAGTGGCAAGAGTTCTATCATTGATAGCTTTCTTTATACCCTTTTCAATTCTACATCAAAGAATGAAAGAAAGAACCTTAATATCATTAACCAGAACCGCGAAGCAGCTAAAGCCTCTGTTGAAGTCGCAGTTGGACATTCAGTATATAAGATTGATCGGGAAAGTATAAAGTATGAACGAACTTTAAAAGGTAATACATCGCAAGAAGCAAAGACTAATGTTGAGTTCACACGCTTCGATCAAGATACAAACGAGGAAGTGGTTCTAACAGGCGATAAGCGGTCAAGCACCGATAAGAATATCCGCTCTGTCTTTGGCAGTCTTGACGATTTCTTATTGACCTCGATGGCTTCTCAACTGGGTTCTCTAAATTATATCAACGAAGGGTCAACAAAGCGAAAAGAGATTTTGGCAAAATTCCTTGACTTGGAGATTTTTGAAAAGAAGTTTAAAAAAGCGAAAGAAGACGCATCGGACTTAAGGTCTGCCCTTAAAAGGTTTGACGCAAGAGATTTTGATCAAGATCTTACAGATCTGAATACAGAGTTAGCAAGAAACGAAACAGCAATTGAGCACAAAGAAAGAATGTGCAAAGAAATAAAAATTGAAGTAGAGGAGCTTGAGTCTAAAAAGAAAAGTCTGGAGTCCTCTCTCTCTTCGATCCCCGAAGAGATTATCGATATCAACCAAGTCCTTGAGGAGATAAAGCTCAATAAGGAGAAGTTCATATCCACTGCTAAAGAAAGCGAGAAAAAGAAAGGACTTCTAGCTGAAAAGCAAGAAATGAACAATAAAATTAAAACCTTTATTGAAAACTTTCCCATTGATAATATTCAAAACGCAAGAAACAAGGTCGCTGATAACGAAGACAAGCTAAACCAACTTGAGACAGATCTTGACCTTCTTCTACTTAAGCTTAAGCAGCAAGAGAAGAAGACCGGCTTACTCAACGAAGTACCTTGCGGCGAAGAGTACTCCCATTGTAAATTTATTAAAGATGCATACTCCGCTTCAAACATAGTTGATGTTACAAAGAAGAGTGTTGAGGACTTACAAATTTCAAGAAACAAGGTCCAACGTGAACTTGATCAACTAGAAGGCACTAAAATTGAGGAAAGGTACGAAAAATATCTACAACTACTAGAAAAAAACAATGTTATTTCGAAAGAAGTGAATGATCTATTGCTTTCACTAGAGAAGAACAAAACTTTATCAATTAAGATGAAAAATACCATTGATTTCTTGGAAGACAAAAGGTCTCTTTATAACGAGAATAAAGAGGCAATTGAAAACTACGAACAATTAAGCAAAGAGTTTAAATCAATTGATAAGAAGATTACCCTTAAGAATGAGGAGCATGAGTGCTGCAAGAAGGAGACACTTGAATTTTACAAGACGAACGGGTCTCTTGAACAGAAGCTAGCTCAAATCAAAGCAGAAGAGCAAGAAAAGGAGCAAATGCAAAAACAGTATTCTGCTTATCACTTGCTAATGACCTGCATGCATTCCAATGGGATCTCTTATGACATTATCAAAAAGAGACTTCCTCTTATTAACGAAGAGATCTCAAAGATCTTAACAAGCATTGTTAACTTCCAAGTTATGTTCGTAAACGACGACAGAAAGCTGGACATTCTAATTCAGCACCCGTCATACGATCCACGCCCGATTGAGCTAGGCTCGGGAGCAGAAAAGACCATTGCTGCAATGGCAATCCGTCTTGCTCTCCTGAACGTAACAACAATGCCCAAGGGTGACATCTTCGTCCTTGATGAACCCGGCACTGCTCTTGACGAAGAGAATATGGAAGGTTTTGTCAGGATTTTGGAGATGATCAAATCACAATTTAAAACTGTTCTTCTTATCTCTCACCTCGATACTCTAAAAGACATCGTAGATAAGCAAATTATTATTGAGAAAGAAGACGGATTCGCAAAAGTATATGAGGTATAAATGAAAGCAATTGGAATTATTGGTCAAGGATTTGTTGGAACAGCAATCCGTGAAGGACTAAAAAGCAAGTTTGATATTGAGACATATGATAAGTTCAAAGACTCATCATGTTCCACTCTTGAAGAGTTAATGACAAAAACAAAGATGTTTTTTGTGTGTTTGCCTACCCCAATGCGTTTGGACGGTTCTTGCGATCTTTCCATAATTGAGGAGGTTATCCAAGAGGCAGACAAGCATTCTAATGGGCACATTGCGATTATTAAATCAACGATATTGCCAACGACGACAGAAAGATTGAACGCGGAAACAAAAAACCTATCAGTGGTATTCAGCCCAGAGTTCTTAACAGAGGCAAATTACATTGATGACTTCAAGAATCAAAATAGAATAATCATTGGTGGACATCAGGATCCATCAACAAAAGTAGCAGATATGTTTAAAAAAGCATTCCCAAATGTCTTGATTGTTAAGACAGAGCCGACAGTAGCAGAAATGGTTAAGTATTTTACGAATACTTTTCTTGCCACTAAAGTCAGCTTTGCTAATGAGATGAGAAAGGTGTGTGCAAATATTAATATCGATTACGATAAGGTACTAGGTTACTCACTATATGATACTAGAATCGGAGGAACTCACTTGTCAGTCCCAGGTCCTGATGGACAACAGGGATTCGGAGGTAGCTGTTTCCCTAAAGATATCAATGCTTTAATTCATTTTGCAAGAAGCTTGGGCTTCGAGCCGACTGTACTATCATCGGTTTGGAAAAAGAATTTAGAAGTAAGACCATCCCGTGATTGGGAAAAACTTAAAGGTCGAGCCGTATCCGAAAAAGATTAAAGTACTATTTACAGTACGGAGATTTTTAAAATGGAAAAGGTCAAAGCATATTTAGATACCCTAACGGAGAAAGTTATTAGCCGCAAGTTTCTTGCTTGGTTAACAGCGACTGGACTCGCCGCTTATGGTACATTAGCGTCTGAAGATTGGGTAGCCGTTACAGTCATGTATATCGGATCACAAGCCCTTGTCGATCTAGCGACACAGTGGAAACACGGTAGCTGATATGAATCTTAAGCTAAAGAAAGTATGGGCATGGATTAAGAAGTGCTGGTATGTTCCTGCGCTCGCAATCTTTATACTCTTGGCAATTATTTTGTGCCCTTTGTGTGCTACAAACGATAATAAGCTGTTTAAGATGTTTAAAGCAAGCAAGGATAGCTACAAAAAAGAAGTTGATGCTATCAACAAGGCTCAAGAGGAAAAAGAAAAAAAGAAAGACGAGCTTTATGCAAAGTATGTCGAGACGATGAAGAACCTGTCTACAGAACACAATGTCGATATGGATGCTCTCGAAGAAAACAAGAAGAAAAAACTAGACACACTAGTCAAGAAGTACAAAGGAACACCAGACGAACTAGCCAAGGAATTAAGTGACATGTTCGGGGCTGATTATGTGGAGTAAGTCTGTAGTAACCTTTCTAATTTATCTTTTAGTATTCATGCCTTATGCTGCTTATGCAGGAGAAGCTGACCCTGATGACTCTTTAAACATCAACGGCAAGGTAACTGCCTTGGGGCAAGGAGAAAAAGCTCCGTACCAAGGAATCCTTTTCGACATTCAGGCAGCAACAAAGTTAAAGCTTGATAGAGAGTTTACTCAAAAGAAGTTTGAACTTCAATTGGATTTTGAAAAGAAAAAGATTTCCGCCGACCTCACATTAAAGCTAGACACTTTAAAAATTCAGCACGATACTCTCAAAAGCAAGACGGATGCCCTGCTGGTGATAAAAAACGATGAGATAAATCGTCTACAAGAGCTAGTTAAAGAAGATCCGAACGATTATAATAACTGGTTTTTTGCCGGTGGCGTCCTCGTTGGCGTTTTACTATCTATTGGGATCTTCTATGCGGCAGTGGAGATTAAAGAGTAGTGGGCAGAAATAATACAATTGGCAAGTACAGTAGAGCTAAACTTGATCATCTGATTAAAAGCGGTGCCGGTGCAGGCGACATTACTGGTGTGACCGCTGGCAACGGCATAGCTGGCGGAGGAGATTCCGGTGCTGTCACATTGGCAGTCGATATCGCAACCGCAACAGACGGTACAGGGATAACAGTTTCAGACAACGACCTTCTTTTAATAGCTGATGTTAATGATTCAAACAACGTAAAGAGAGTTACACTTTCCCAACTGCAAGCAGACCGCCCAGCCGGTTCGACAGGAGGAATTCAGTTTAATAACGGTGGAGAATTTTCTGCTTCTAGCAACCTCACCTTCAGTACTTCAAATAAACTAGTTGTAACAGGGTCAGTTGGATTGCACGGGCACATAGACGTTACAGGTGATATGGTTATTTCTGGAACTTTATACGGCGGCTCTCCTTTGAAGCTTGGTAACGGTATTCAGATGGTAGGTAGTGACCCTGTTGCATTAAAAATTAGAGATGATCAGTGTATCTTTCTTGGAAGCAATAACAATAGCTGTATCATGTTTAAAAACGCCGCCGGTATGTATTTAGATATTTCTGGATCTTCGAATGGTATTGTATTATCAGGGTCCAATGTTAAAGTAGATGGGTACTTAGGGGTAGGCATAAACTTGGGCGCTGGTATCACTCACGGTATCACGCTGCCAGATACAACTGCTGACAATAGTGGCATGATAAAAGCAACTGCTTATTTGACATACAGTTCGCGAAAGTATAAGAAGAATATTAAACCAATGGAGCAAGCGCTAGATAAGCTAGACAACCTTCGAGCCGTGACTTTTGATTGGAAAGATACTGGAAAGAATGACATAGGATTTATTGTTGAAGAGATCATCGAAGAACTGCCAGAAGTAATCGGATATGATAACGGTACTCCCTCTTCTATGGACTATGCAAAGATGACTTCTTTCTTATTACAATGCGTAAAAGAACAGCAAACAGAAATTAAAAACCAAAAAGAAAAAATTAATTTTTTAGAAAAACACTTGTATAAAGAAGCAATTAAGAAATAATAAAATATTTTGTAACTTCCAATCAGTAAAATGGTAGCCGTCTCCCTATTTAAATGGACGGGCGAAAGCCTGTCTGCACATTAAATTTTCAATAATTATAGGGGGAAAATATTATGGCTGCACCTTTTGATACGAGTAACGTAAGCATTTACGGGCAATACTCACAATATGAGAACGCGGGTTCAAGCGCACCAACTGGTTCGTCTAGAGCACTAGCATTCCTTTTCGCATCTTCGTCCACAGGACAAGCTGCTGATACAAAACTTTACTTAGTGAATGGTACTGGTTCCGCAGGAATCGTTGCCACCACAGGCGAATTCAACTTCGCCGTCGCTGGCGACTCTGGAGCCGCACAACAGATTACTGATGGTAATCAATTAACTTTAGCAGGTGGTACTGCTCTTGATTCTGTTGCATCTGCAACTGATACTGTTACATTCAACGTTAACATTAACGGTGAAACCGCCGAGGCTACTGCTGCTGACGCAGATGAGATGCTCGTTTACGATGCATCGGCAACTGCTCACCGCAAAATGACTCGTGCTAACTACCTCGGTAGTGCTGTCGCTGCTTTCGGCGCTGGTATGACTACTACAACACTTTCTGCTACAGGAGATGTTGATCTTGGTGACGCTACAAGTGACACAATTACCGCAACTGGTCGTTTCGACTCTGACCTCGTGCCTTCTACGGATAGTGCTCGTGACTTGGGTACGTCGGCACTTCAGTGGGCTGAACTCCACGTCGATGCTGCACACATCGATCAGCTAGGTTCTGCACTTGATGCAAACAACGTAGCTATCACCAACATCAATGTTGACTCTGGTGCCATCGATGGTGCTAACGTTACTGTTGGATCTGGTAAAACTCTTGACGTATCTGCCGGTACGTTGACAACTTCCGCTGCTCAAGACTTAGCTTCTTTGACACGCGGAGTCGCTAACAACAATGCTAACCAAGACTTTGGTGCATTTGATGTTCGCGGACAAACTTTAACAGCCGACGCGCTTACAGCTACTCGTGTTGTTTTCGCTGGCGCTAACGGCGTCCTCTCCGATGATAGTGACATGACTTTCAGTGGTGACACTCTAACAGTAACAAAGCTAGGTGCTTTCGAAGCTGCTGGAGCAATCGACTTCTCCGATGAAAATATGACTAACGTCGATATTGATTCTGGTGCGATTGATGGTACTGTTATCGGTGCTGCATCTGCTGCTGCTGGCTCATTCACCACACTTGTTGCTGGTGGAAACGTTGATCTTGGTGACGCTACTTCCGATACTATTACGGCTACTGGTCGTTTTGATTCGGATCTTGTACCAAGCACCGACAACGCTCGTGACCTTGGTGCCGCTGCACTTCGTTACGCTCAAGCACACGTTGCAGAACTTCACGCTGATACTCTCGGTCAGGCTCTTAACGGTAACTCGCAGAACATTACACAAGTTGCTGCATTCCAAGCCAACCAGGTTTCTGGTTCGCTAAGTGTTGAAGGTGGACTAGGTTACTTCACCGCTCTTAGTTCAAGTCAGCTTCAAGATACTTCGCTTACTGCTACTCGTCTTGTCTTCGCTGGAGCCAATGGTGTTCTATCGGATGATAGCGACATGACTTTCAGTGGTGACACTTTGACAGTAACCAAGCTTGGTGCTTACGAGCAAGCAGGCGCTGTTGACTTCTCCGACGAAGCAATGACCAATGTCAACATCGACAGTGGTGCAATCGACGGAACAATAATCGGTGCTGCTTCGGCTGCTGCTGGTTCGTTTGCTGCCGTAGTTGCAACAAGTTTGAGCGTTTCTGATGGTAACATCACTAACGTTGGCGACATCGCTCTTGACAGCATCAGCGCTGACGGGACCTCGATGGACATTGAGTTGACTGATAACCAGTCCGCTGCTCTTGAAATCAAAGAAGGCTCGACGGTCTACTTGGCATTCAGCACAGCTAATGGTTCTGAGGCAATCATGACAAATAAAGCATTTGTTCCTGGTTCGGATAATGCAATCTCCCTTGGTGGCGCTTCTTTGCGTTACTCGGAAGGACATATTAATGCACTTCACGCTGACTCACTTGGTCAAGCTCTTGATGCAAATAGCCAAGCTATTACAAACATCAATGTTGACTCGGGTGCAATTGACGGAACAGTTATCGGTGCTGCAAGCGCTGCTGCTGCTACAGTCACAAGCCTCGTTGCTGGTGGCGACGTTGACCTCGGTGACGCTACAAGCGATACCATTACTGCTACAGGTCGTTTCGATTCTGACCTCGTGCCTTCTACTGACAGTGCTCGCGCTCTTGGTAGTGCTTCGCTTCAGTGGTCTGCTGCTCACGTTGACGTTGGACACATTGATCAGTTAGGTTCTGCACTTGATGCAAACAACGTAGCTATCACTAACGTTGACATCAACAGTGGAGCAGTGGACGGTGTTATTATTGGTGCTGCTTCTGCTGCTGCCGGTAGTTTCACTACTGCTGCTGCAACTACTCTTGCTGTTGCTGGTGGAACGGTCAGTGGTGACATCGCTCTTGCACTTCCATCCGGTAAAGACGCCAAAGCTCGCGCTTGGATCACTTACTCGGAAAGAAGCCTCAAGACTAATATTCAACCAATGAACAACGCTATCGACACAGTTAAAAAGATGCAAGGTGTTACCTATGATCTTAAGAACGGTGGAAAGCAAGAAGTTGGATTCATTGCTGATGAAGTCGCTCAAGTTGTACCAGAAGTCGTCTCTTTCAAAGAAGACGGTTCCGCTGCTGGTCTTGACTACGGTCGCTTGACTTCGGTTCTTGTTGAAGCTATCAAAGCACAACAGGTTCAAATCGAAGAGCTTTCTAACAAGCTCAACAAGTAAAAAATAACCTTTTAGGTCTTTTTTGGCCGTCCCTTCTTTTTAGGAGGGGCGGCTTTTCTTTAACACAAAGACTGATTAATGGTATATTTATAGTATGAGTGAAGAAGTCGATTGGAACTATGTAGTCAAGCTAGAAAAGGCGATAGAGGAGAAGTACGGCAAGGAAGCCGTTGGGAATCCTCACTCTAGCTGGGACGATATAAAAGAAAAAGAATATCTAGAGCAACTTAAAAAAATAGCCCAAAGGGATATCATTATCGAGCAACAGCAAGAAATGATTGAAGTTGATGGGTTTTTAGTTCCTAAAAAACTACTTAATAGAGATAAGGATAAAAACTGTCCGGTTTGTGACGGTTACTTAAAAACAATTAAAGACGATATCTATATGGCAAAGCATGAGTGTTGCGAAGGCTGCTTCATCCAGTATGTCGAAGATAGAGAAGAAAGATGGTTAACTGGCTGGAGGCCCAACAATGAAAATTAAAAAATCAAGACTTAAACAGATCATTAAAGAAGAACTAGGTGGCTTAACATGGGGCGACGAAGGTCTTCCTGAACCTACGGCTCTTCTTCGTGACGAAATCCAGAACGCAGTAAGAGATGCAATGAGAAAGATCGCCATTAGAGAGCTAAAAGGAAAAGTCAGTCAAGACAGACTAGCATCAACAGTCCAAGACATCGAGCATGAGTTTGAACAAGATTTGATGGATGCTTTAACACCAATGGCAGAAGGTCTTATGGCCAGCATAGCTGCCGCAAAAGGAAACTAAACAATGTCAGAGAAAACACTAGAAGTTATTAGAGGGCTAGCGCAAGCTGCTGCAAGTTCCTATGATGGAGCGTTAGATAAAGATGGAGAGCCAATTACTCTTGGATTAAAGAGAGAAGAAGGTAACCCAATCACAGATAGTCGCAACGTTGATGGTTTCAAAGTGCGCTTTGACGGACCAGTAATGATTGTAACTTACCAATCAGACATTAAGCTTAAAGAAGTTTATGGCGGTACGTTTGAGGCTGATATTGAAACTACCTTTCGCGACATCGTGAAGCATATCAAAAAAGAATACAAAAAGATTACAGGGAACCCTTGCAGTCTTAAGGCACGCGGCGACGCAGATATCCTTGTGCAAGAGACATCCAGAGTAAGAGTCTTCGTTACTGCCCATAAAAACTATGACATCGGTGGAATCGCTGATGTTAAAGATTCTCAAAAGAACTTAAAAGAAAGACTCGAATCAAAGTTTAGAACGTTCCTTAACCTATAACTATGGCGTACAGCTTAACAAGAGAAGAAGTTTTAAAAGAGCTTGTTAAATGTGGTAAGAACCCGGCGTACTTTATTAATAATTATGCCAAGATTTCACACCCATTGAGAGGTCTAATACCATTTAAAATGTACCCTTTCCAGGAAACTCTTGTAAATGATTTCAATGACCACCGCTTTAACATCATACTAAAAGCCCGTCAGCTTGGCATCTCAACTGTTTCTGCGGCTTATATTGCATGGATGATGATGTTTCACCGAGATAAGAACGTTCTTGTCATCGCAACGAAGTTCGGCACGGCAGCTAACCTTGTAAAGAAAGTTAAAGCAATCCACAGGAACCTTCCAGACTGGATGCGAATCGCTAGGATCTCTATCGATAATAGAACTTCGTTTGAGCTTTCAAATGGCTCGCAGATTAAAGCGTCCTCCACTAGCGCAGACGCCGGTCGTTCAGAAGCGCTTTCTCTCCTTGTTATTGACGAGGCTGCACACGTTGATGGACTCGATGAGTTATGGACTGGTCTGTATCCCACCCTATCAACAGGTGGACGCTGTATCGCTCTCTCTACTCCAAACGGCTGCGGTAACTGGTTTCATCAAACCTACATTGACTCTGAAGAGGACCGCAACGACTTTTATCAAACTCGCCTGCCTTGGGATATCCATCCTGACCGCGACCAAGCCTGGTTTGAAAAAGAAACAAAGAATATGTCACGAACACAAATTGCCCAAGAACTTGAATGCAATTTTAATATGTCTGGCGAAACTGTATTCCATCCAGGAGATATGCAGATATTAAGAGAAAATGTTTGTGAGCCCAAATATAGAACCGGCTTCGATAGAAATTTTTGGATATGGGAAGAATACCAAGAGGGCTTTACCTACATGGTATCTGCCGATGTCGCTAGAGGTGACGGAAAAGATTATTCCACATTCCATATTTTTAAAATTGAGACAATGGAGGTGGTGGGAGAGTATCAAGGAAAACTCACTCCTGATATGTTCGCCCGTATGCTTTTAGATGTCGGCAAGCAGTATGGTAACTGTATGTTAGTTGTGGAAAATAATACCATCGGTTGGACAGTTCTTGATAAATTACAAGAATCGGCATATCCAAATTTATTCTATTCTTATAAGTCATCTCACGATTATGTAGATCCCTTAACTGCTGAAACAAAAAACAATACTGTTATGGGTTTTTCGATGACTACCAAGACAAGACCATTAGTTGTTGCAAAATTAGAAGAATTCGTTAGAAATAAACTAGTTACAGTGTATTCTAAACGATTACTCAATGAAATGGAGACTTTTATTTGGCACAATGGTAAGCCACAAGCTATGAAAAAGTATAATGATGATTTGATTATGGCTTTTGCAATCGGATGTTGGGTCAAAGACACAGTATATACAACTAATCAAAGAGCCGCAGAATACAACAAAGCGTTTCTCTCTACAATGACAAAATCAAATTCTCAACTAAACACCAGCATACCAGGTATGGTAGGATACAAAATAAATAAAAAAAGCCAAGAGATTGAAAAAACAAAAGAATTTCTTTGGCTTCTCAAGGGTTAGAATAAATGGTAAAAAAGAAAAATCACAATCCCAGAAATCCCGATAATAGCTTATATCGTAAGCTAACCCGTCTTCTATCGGGACCCCTGGCTGACTATAGGCAGCAACAGCCAACAAAACTAAAAAGAAGACAGTTAAACAAATACAATTTTAAATCTTCAAGTGGACAATCCTTTAAGAGAGGGCAATACAATCCTTATGAATTTTTAACTGCCAATTTCATGTCTAATCAAAACCGTGCCGAAAGGTATGCTGATTTCGATCAGATGGAATACACTCCTGAAATCGCTTCTGCTTTGGATATTTATGCAGATGAAATGACAACATCGACAACGATCAACCCTCTTTTGACAATCAAGTGTCGCAATGAAGAAATCAAGCTTGTCCTTCAACACCTATACCATGAGATCTTGAATTTAGATTTTAATCTTTTTGGCTGGTGCCGAACAATGTGTAAGTATGGTGATTTTTTCTTGTATCTTGATATCGACGATACCGAAGGGATAAAGTACGCCGTAGGGCTCCCATCGAATGAAGTTGAAAGAATGGAAGGTCAGGATAAGACCAACCCAAATTATGTAACTTACCAGTGGAATTCGGGAGGCATTACTTTCGAGAACTGGCAAGTGGGGCACTTCCGTATCCTTGGAAATGATAAATACGCTCCTTACGGCACTTCTACTCTCGATTCAGCCCGCAGAATTTGGCGACAACTTACACTCTTAGAAGATGCTATGATGTCTTATCGTATCGTTAGATCCCCAGAGCGCCGCGTATTCTACGTGGATGTAGGTAATATACCTCCAGAGGATGTTGAACAATACATGCAGAAGGTTATGACGCAGATGAAGCGTAATCAAATCGTTGATTCAGACACCGGACGAGTCGATCTTCGCTATAATCCAATGAGTGTAGAGGAAGATTATTTTATTCCGCAAAGAGGGAATCAATCAACTCGTGTCGAAACTCTTCCTGGTGGAACTTACACTGGAGATATTGACGATGTAAAATACTTAAGAGATAAGTTGTTTTCAGCTTTAAAAATCCCTGCCTCATATCTCGCACAAACTGAAGGCGGCGATGAAGATAAAACCACTCTTGCTCAAAAAGACATTCGTTTCGCAAGAACAATCCACAGACTACAGCGATCAGTTATCGCTGAATTAGAAAAGGTTGGTATTATTCACCTGTTTACTCTTGGATACCGTGGAAAAGATCTGGTTTCATTTGACCTATCTCTTAACAACCCATCAAAGCTAGCAGAGCTACAAGAGTTAGAGTCTTGGAGAACCAAGTTCGATGTAGCGTCAGCAGCAACTGAAGGGTTCTTTAGTAAGAGATGGATTTCAAAAAACCTGTTTAACCTGCCCGAAGAAGAGATTGTGCGCATGCAAAGAGAAATGTTCTTTGATAAAAAGCATCTTGCTGCTCTTGAAGGTGCTGTTGAGCAAGGTGTAAGTGATGACCCAGGTGCCGCTGGCGGAGGTCTTGAAGCAGAGTTTGGAGAAGCTCCAACCGATGAAGGAGACGATCTAGAAGCAGATTTGGACGCCGCAGAAGCTGACGCAGACGCCGCCGAGGATGAAGTCTTATTGGCTGAACCTGGGCACAGGGATGTAGACTCGACAGGAAAAACTACTGTGAAAGACCCAGTAACAGGAGTTGTTAAAACTACAAGCGCCGACGCCAATGGTAGATGGTACATTCCTAAAGATTGGGATAAGCGAAGAGACCAGAAAAGCAAAAGCTATAAATCCCTATACGGTGCCGAAACAGCCAGTGGCTCTGACAGGAATGTCAAAGGAGCCGGCTATCAAAACTTATCTCGCCTTGGTAGCGGGGTATTTACGGAACAAGATTCTAATTATATCAACGAGGAGCGCGATCTACTGCGCCTTAATCGTGATCTAAAGATGCTTATAGAAGAGATGGAGTCCAAAAAGAATGAAATTCAAACATAATAAAAAGAGAAATACAGCCCTTTTGTATGAGTATCTTGTTAAAGAACTAACAAGGTGTGTTCTTAAAGAGGACCTCAATACAAAAAAGAAAATTATTTCTATTCTAAAAGAGTTTTTTCAAAAAGATTCTGTTCTTGCAAAAGAACTATCGATTTACAAATCGATTTCCGAACCTGCTCTTATAACAAAAACATTAGCAGAAAAGATTCTGTCCGAGTCTAAAAAGCAATTCGAATCACTTAACAAAGAAGAAGTCTTTAAGCAACAAACAAAATTGATAAAAGAGATCAACTCTACTATCAATGCAGACATCTTTTCAAACTTTGTACCTCAATACAAAAGTCTTGCTACAATCTACCAACTCTTCAATATGGATTCTTCACCAAAGAAGAAGGTCATTCTAGAGGAAAAAGTTATAGATTTAATGACACAATCACAAGAGACAAAAGATATGGAAGTACCAGTCCATAACAACTTGGTATTCAAAAAGTTTATTGAAGGGTTTAACAAACAATACGGTAATTCTCTTTTAAATGAACAAAAAGAGCTTCTTAACCGATACATTATCTCCTCCTTCGATGAGAATGAGCTAGAGCTTAAAGTATTCGTCAATGAGGAGCTAGGAAGAATAAAAGAGGTACTGACCCTTATCAAGGATGAAAGCTCCTTTAAAGGCAAAGCTAATAAGATTTTTGAGGCTATTAACCGATTTAAAGAAACCAAGCTCGACGCCTCATCAATTAAAAAGATCTTGCACTTACAACAGCTAGCAGGAGAGATCAAAAACAATGACGATTAGGTTTACAGTTAAAGAAGCTCCAGACTCGACTACCACGTTTACTTTAAACGCAAGGAGAGCTTTAGACAACAGCGTAATGATATTCGATCATAAAGAAATTGATATCGTCCTCATGCCCAACAAAAACAAGGTTGTAGCCTTTGCTAAAGATGAACTAAACGAAGAGGTATACGGAGCCCAAGATAGGCTTTTTAAATTCCTATGTGACAAGGGAGTAATTCAATTTGATTCTGTCCAAGGAGGAAACGTTTATTCCTCAATGGAAGCTATCATTTTAGAATCAAGCGAAGTCAATCCTTACGACACAACGTTGCTTATGATTAGCAAATTTATAAACGAAGAACGTCCTTTGGCTGAATTCGAAAAAGCGTGGAACGATGAAGAAGAGAAGCGCTTAACAGATCCTGGACCAGAAGATTCAACAGACTGGGATCCTGAAAAGTTCCATGATACCAGACAAGGAAGCGTACCTAACACGGGTGTTGGTTACGGAATTTCTGGCGTTTATAGACTCTAGAGGATTAATGGATTTACTGTACTTTATCTTGTGCTCATATGGTATGACACAAATTATAATCTTTGGTTCAATATTTAATTCAATGCGTCCCGCAAAAGAATGGCTTTCTGGATTTGGTAAATTATTCCATTGTCCAATGTGTATGGGCTTCTGGGTCGGGATTTTTCTTTTTGGAATTAATGACTTAACAGAACTATTTAGTTTTGATTATAATATAGCAAATGCGCTTATATTAGGATGTTTATCATCCGGCACAACTTATTTTATTAGCACTCTCGTTAATGATTTCGGTTTTAAAATTAAGCTTTCTAAAGAGGTAGAAAAATGAAAAGAAACAATATACCAGAAGTTAGACGCTGCTGTAGCGGAAGTATAACCGTGCAGGAGTGAGTCCTGCAAACAATTTATAAGGTCCTAAATAATATGGCAAAACAACTTTTAAGAGAATTTTTTGAGCTTTGTCCTGATGGCAATTGTGTAATCGACGTTCTAACAGAGAACGAGAAACGACGGCTCCAAGAGGGATCTGTATTCCTAGTAGGCGTCTGTCAAAAAGCCGGAACAAAAAATGGTAATGGTCGTGTATACCCCAAGTCAGTCTTAGAGCGAGAAGTAGAGAATTATCAAAACTCCATTCGTGAAAGACGAGCATTAGGGGAATTAGATCATCCAGACGATTCAGTGATCAATCTTAAAAACTCCTCGCACCTAGTCACTAAAATGTGGTGGGAAGGTAATAACGTGATGGGTAAGATTGAGGTTCTCGATACGCCTTCTGGAAGAATCTTAAAAGACCTCCTCAAGTCTGGGGTCAAGCTAGGCATCTCCTCAAGAGGCATGGGATCAGTAAAAGAATCAATGAACTCTTTAACAGTTGAAGATGATTTCCAACTTATTTGCTTCGATATGGTGTCAGAACCTTCTACCCCTGGAGCTTATCTTTCTCCACAAGCAGGAGGGATGACAGGAGTAACCATCGCGATGTCTGAAAACAAAGAGAAGCAACCACTAACAAAAGAAAATAAAATTCATTCTGCTATGGATGATGCACTAAAAGGCTTGGTATGAAAGTTTCAGAATTTAAAAAAGTAATTAAACCTCTTATTAAAGAATGTATTAAGGAGGTGATTCTAGAAGAAGGCATTCTTTCTAATGTTGTTTCGGAAGTGGCAAGGGGTCTCCAAGGGAATATTGTCACAGAAACAAAAAATAAAGCTCAAGAGGATTTGGAAGCGAAAGCTGAAGAACTCGAAAGACAAAGACAGGAGCGAATCAAAAAGCTCAACGAATCCACAAGGATTGGAAATGTAAATGTCTTCGAGGGAACCAAAGAAATTGCTGAAACGAATCAAGCCTCCCCCTTGCAAGGAGTAAGCCCCGGCGATTCCGGTGTAGATATCACTGGTATTGTAGGGCTAGCTGGTAAGAAGTGGAAGCATTTAGTATAAAGGATTTAAGATGGGAAGCAAGTGTGTTAATGTACAAGTAAAGTTATCTGATACAAAAGGCGATTTTAATCGGATGCTTAAAAGATTCATAAAAAAGGTAAAAAAAGAAAAAATTATAGATACTTATAGGGAAAGGCGTTTTTTCGAAAAACCTTCCGATAAGCGTAGAAAAGCAAAACGCCGTGCAATTCGCGCAGCACAAAAGAATACAACAGGAGCTAAATAATGGCAGATGACGTAACAGACCCAAAAACGGGACAATTAATTTACCCAGGATTCCAACGCGGACCTGGACTCCACAACGCAACTTCATACCAGGTAAGTGCTATTCCATTTTTGACTGGTAACCTACAAGCACCAGGGTTCGATGGCGGCGCAGGATCACCAATCGCCCCGGCAACAGAAATTCATTTTCCTTCTGTTACTTCTTGGGTTAAGATTGACAACCTAGACCACCTTCACGAACTTCGCGTCAGCTTTTCAGAATTCGGTTCAGCCGCATCCGCTTCTTTTGGTGGACAATTTAACCTGGTTCAAAGCGCAACAGGTTCTTGGAATACGACAGGACAGCTAGCTTATAAAGTAAGGAAGGTCTACCTTCGATCGAACCATGCCCAGCAGCCTTGCCACTTTCAAGTTTCGGCTGGATTAACACACATCGGGCACAACCTTTCGGCCTCTGCTGGTTTAAACTGGTCCGGTTCGTCTGGCGTAGGATAGAGTCTAAAGCGGTAATTTTTCCTTTTTAGACAATAGTTTACTATTTAGTATTAGACAAATTTGGGAGTTTTGATCATGTCTACAATTTTAGAACAAGCAATCGTTGATGCCGAAGCATTAAAAGAGGTAGCTCTTAAAAATGCCGAAGCCACAATTTTAGAGAAATATTCAGATAAAATTAAAGAAGCAGTCGAAACACTGCTTGAACAAGATGAAGGCTTGGAAACACAACAAGAAGCCATCTCTATAGAGGTAGCAGATCAAATCCCTCTTGCCGCAACAGACGGTGAGAACGCTTGCCCCTGCCCCGACCAAGACGAAGAAGTTGAAGTAACTATCGACTTTGATGAGTTGCGAAAAGATATGGGAGATGAAGAGGAAGAGGTATCCCCTCTTGAAACTTCCGAAGAAGCCGCAGAAGAAATGATGGCGCTTGAAGAAAAAAAGAAGCCTATGATACCGGACACGAAAGATGACCTCGATAACGACGGCAAAACTGACGATGAAGTCCCTGCTTTTCTAAAAAAAGAAGAAACAATTGACGAAGAGGCTGTTTTAAATTTAGAGATGTTCAGCACCTCATCGGCGGACGGCGACGTTGGCGAACCGACCAGCGCCAAAAAGAAAGTTGACCGTGCAAAGAAAGAGCGCGATGCAGCAAATGAAGAATTAAACCTTGAAGACCTCGATTTAGAGGCAATAGTTGAAAAACTAACTGTAGATATCGTACCACAAAAAAGTGGATGGGCAGGAGATCCCTCCCCAACAGAATACGAATTCGCTGAAAAAGAATTGCTCGCTCTTAACCAAGACACCGAAGTCAAAGAAGAGCTTGCAGCAATGAGAAAGGCAGTTAAAAGCCTACAAGAAGATAAAAAGACACTACAACTAAAGAATACAGCCCTCAAAACTAAATTAAATGAGGTTACTGGAATCTTTGGTTCTTTAAAGGAGAACATTGCAGAAACATCCGTGATGAATGCAAAGCTCCTTTATACAAATAAAGTTTTGGGTGACGCCTCCTTGAATGAGCGACAAAAAGATAAACTTGTCGAGTCCATTTCCAAAGCTGATTCCGTTGAAGAAGCTAAAGTTGTTTATGAAACGCTTTTAAGCACGGTGGGTTCTGCTCCTAAAAAGCAACCAAAATCACTAAGCGAAGCTGTCAATAAGACTACTTCAACACTGCTTCTTTCCCGTAAAAAGGAAGATAAGAAGTATGATCCTTCCACTGAAAGGTGGAGGATATTAGCAGGACTAAATAAAAAATAATTAAGGAGATTTTAATATGTCTGTTCTACAAAAATTGACTGAAGGCATTCAAGCAAGATCGCTTAAGCAAGAAGGAGCCGCACTTATCGAAAAGTGGGAGGCTACCGGACTTCTTGAGGGACTTACGAATGACGTTCAAAAAAATGGCATGGCTCGCCTACTAGAAAACCAAGCCGCACAGCTTCTCAAAGAAAGCTCTTCGATGTCCGCAGGTGATGTTGAAGGTTTTGCTTCGGTTGCTTTCCCACTCGTTCGTCGTGTATTCGGCGGACTCGTCGCCCAAGATGTAGTCTCGGTTCAACCAATGAGCCTTCCAAGTGGACTCATCTTCTTCTTGGACTTCCAAGCTACCAATACTGGACTAGGGCTTACTGCTGCTGATTCGATTTACGGTGGTGGAGTTGTCGGTAAAGACATCCAAACTGGTGTCACTGACATTACAGAAGAAGGTGGTGGATTCTATAACCTCAACAACGGTTATGCTTCGCCTACTGGTTCTTTTCACGCGCCAATCCACCACGTTGACTATGCAGACGGTGGTGTTGTTGACGTTGCCGATCCAACCATCGCTAAATTGGTTCGTTTTGATCCAGACTTGGCTTCTGGTTCGTTCGCGCAGGTTATCGAGCTTGACCTTGGTTCAACCCACGGTCCTCGTCTTAACTATGACAACCTTGTTGCTATTAAAGCTACTGGCTCAATCGGTGGCGCTAGCCATACGTCGCTCAAGATGATTCGTCGTTTGACAAGTCGTCCATCCGGTAGTTCTTCCAATAAGATTGAAGTTGTTCTTCACGCCACAACAGAGTTCACGCAGTTGACTGACGACAGCAAAAGCTTCGGAATTGATTATCCGCTTGTCGATACTTTTAGTGCTGGTACTCCAGTTGGTTCCGTTGTCGGTGCCGATCCCTGGGGACTTGAAGAAGCAAACAACGCAGCGGCTGGTGCTGGTGAAGCTTCGAAAGATCTTATCAAAGAGATCGACATCAAAGTTGACTCCATTGCAGTCACAGCGATGACCAAGAAGCTCAAAGCTAAGTGGACTCCAGAACTCGGTCAAGACTTGAATGCTTACCATAACCTCGACGCTGAAGTTGAGCTTACAAGCATTCTTTCTGAGCAAATCGCTCTTGAGATCGACCAAGAGATCCTCGAAGACCTCGTTAAAGGCGCAACTGCTGGTACATTCTACTGGTCGCGTTCCCCTGGTCTTTTCGTTAATCGTACAACTGGTGTTGAAATTGGTGCTAGCTCCGCTGCTCCTGACTTCACTGGTACAGTTAGCGAATGGTATGAGACTCTTATTGAGACAATCAATGACGTAAGTGCTCAGATTCACCGTAAGACACTTCGTGGTGGCGCAAACTTCGTAGTTTGTGGACCAGAAGTTGCTAACATCCTTGAGTTCACATCGGGCTTCCGTGGCTCTGTGACTGCTGATGAGGATCGCGGTACTATCGGTGCTGTTAAGACTGGTAACCTTTCCAAGAAATTCGATGTTTATGTTGATCCATACTTCATGCGTAACATCATTCTTGTTGGACGTAAGGGTAATAGCTTCCTCGAAAGTGGATATGTCTATGCTCCTTATGTACCTCTTCAGGTTACTCCTACTATCTTCGGAACTGAAGACTTCGTGCCTCGTAAGGGCGTGATGACTCGTTACGCGAAGAAGATGGTTCGTCCTGATATGTACGGTCTTGTTGTTGTTCGTGGTCTCCTTGGTGAGGCTGGCGCAACTGCTTAATAAGGCAATAGCGTAAAAAATAAAACCCCGGTTGTTAATTCAGCCGGGGTTTTTGTTTATCAGAACCCTATTTAAAGGGTGGGGAAACCCACACCATATAGTTTTTGATATGATTATAAATGGTAAAACCAAGGGAGGATTTTAAACTATGGGATCAAAAAGGATTGGCTTGGCGAGAACGCAAGCTTTATTAGAGAATTTAAAAAGACAATTAGCAATGGGCGATAGCACATTGTCTGTTAAAACACTGACAGCAGCAGAGGGAGTTACAGCTACTACTGGTGGATTAACTGTTACTGCTGGTACTACGCATTTGCGTGGAACAGGTGGAGTTATTAGATATCAGGGTGCTGAAGCCACTAGTGCTGATGACACCTCAGTAGTTACTGCTGCAAACGTATTGGCTGGTATTGTGAAATGCACACCAGGTGCTGCACGCGCAAAAGCCACTGATACAGCCGCCAACTTTGTTTCAGGACTCGGACTGAGCGCTGATGGCGACTCATTTGACTTTAGCTTCATTAACCTGGCCACGACAGCATCGTACATCGTTACGTTGACTGCTGGAACAGGTATAACCTTGCTCGGAAGCCCGCTGATCAACCCAAGGGTTGATGGAGAGGATACATCCGGTTCGGCAACATTCAGAGTTCGTAGAACTGGCGCAACTGCTGTTACGATCTATCGTCTTGGATAAGTAACAAAAAATATATATCTATTTTGCCCCCTTCTTCGGAAGGGGGTTTTTTTTGTTTTTTTGCTTTATTAACAACTATTTACCTTATACAAGGAGTTTACCATGGGTAAGAAAAAGAGATTTATGTACAGTCCAAAGTTTGCAGATCACCGTCTTAGCAGGCTAGGAAATACCAAAACAACCACTACAAACACAACGAATACGGATACGACTACTAATAGTACGACAACCACCGGAATCACGACTGGTGCTACCACTACTGATACCACCAGCACGACAACTGGCACCACAACTGCTGATACTGCCAATACAACAACTGGCACCACCACTGGCGATACTACTAGTACGACCACAATTACTGGAACAGCCACAAACAATACAACTGTTCTTGAAGATACTACGACAAATACTGCCACCACTACAGATAACACTGTCACAACGAACAACGCTACTGGTACTACAACCACCACAAGCAATGTTACTGACACTACTACAAATGACACTGGCACTACTACAACCGCCACAAACAATACTACTGGCACTACTACAACCGCCACGAAGAAAACCACTGGCACAAATACTAAAAATACGAAGAAGACTAAAACAAAAAAGCCTACTACTAGAAAAAAATAAATATACCGTTTCCTCCCCCCTAAATCTATATTAATAGGTTTCAAGCCCTTTGCGTGCAAACGTGAAGGGTTTTCCTTTATAGGAAACTAATTACGTTGATAGGAGAACCTTCACAATGGCAGCACCGACTCTGACACCTACAAGTCAAACCAGCGCGATAAGGCTACCGATCACTGGAGCACTTGCAACGGCGGCGGCAACTGGGTCATATCCTTTTGGTATTTATGTTAAAACATCGTCCGCGATGTACGACACACGCTTTGTGTCTGGCGCTTTAGAACAAGTCGCATATACATACAAAAAGCTTGGTGGTGACGTACTTGACATCGAGTTGACAGAAGAGAACATCTATGCAGCTTATGAAGAATCAGTATTAGAGTATTCTTATATATTAAACATTCATCAAGGAAAAAATGTTCTTCACAATGTCCTTGGCGACACAACAGGCACGTTCGACCATCATGGCAACATACTCCCTGGTACGCTATCCTCAAGCCTGGACGGCACACATGTTAACTTAAAATACCCACGTTTTGATTTCTCTTATTCAAAGAGAATAGCTCAAGCGGTTTCAACAGAGACTGGGCTTGGAGGCACAAAGCCTTTCTATTCTGCTTCCTTTGCAGCGGTAACAGACCAGCAAGATTATGATTTAGCTCAAATAATTCAATCAGCATCAGCAAATGATTCGACAGTACCTTATTACAACAAAGTTGGCGATAATAAGATAACAATTAGAAAAGTTTATTATAAGACACCTCAAGCGATGTGGAGATTCTATGGATACTACGGCGGACTAAATACCGTTGGTAACTTATCCACATATGGAATGTACTCGGATGATTCTACCTTTGAAGTAATTCCTGTATGGCAAAACAAAAGCCAAGCTATGGCTTATGAGGATGCTATCAAGACAAGAAACTCTCACTATTCATACGAAATTAAAGACAATAACTTAAGAATTTTCCCCTCTCCTGTACATAACTCCCCCGATAACTTCTGGGTTGACTTCACAGTAGACAACGATGCTTGGGCTCAGATCAGCGGCTCAACTGGCGTTGATCGTGAGATAGAGGGAATTAATAACCTTGGAACAATGCCGTTTGGAAATGTTCCATATTCGAACATTAACGCTATTGGAAAGCAGTGGATTAGAAGGTTTGGAATAGCGTTGTCGAAAGAAATGCTTGGACAGGTCCGAGGAAAATTTGCTACTATTCCAATCCCTGGCGAATCTGTTAACTTAAATGCAGGTGAGCTATTAACCCAAGCGAAAGAAGAGCAATCAGCATTAAGAGAAGAATTAAAAACGATTCTTGATGAATTGACATATGCAAAGCTTGTCCAACAAGAAGCAGATATGATGCAAAGTTCAAAAGATTCGCTAGAAAAAGTGCCAACTGGCATCTTTGTTGGATAGATATACTAGAGGACCAGTGAAATGTCAAATTCAGATTCGGATAAGTGGTCACAACCAGCACAACCACCGCCACCTTTATTTCTTGGACAAAAAGAAAGAAATTTAGTTAAGCAGGTAAACGATGAGTTAATTGAACGTGTCATCGGTCAGCAGGTAGCTTATTATCCAATCAGTCTAGAGCATACCAACTTTCATTCAGTTTACGGCGAAGCAATCAAGAAAACTTTTCTGCCTCCCATCAGGGTATTCGCTTTGGTTGAGTGGGAAGGGATTGAGACTTCTACTTCCAATTATGGATTAGATAAGAATAGCTCAATAATCATTCACTTTCATAAGCGTCGCTTGACCGAGGATCAAGACCTTTTCGTCCGAGAAGGCGACTTTGTTTCTTACGGAGATATTTATTATGAGATTGTTACTTTAAGCGAACCAAAGCAGCTTTTTGGGCAGATACAACATAAAATGGAAATATCAGCAAAGTGTGTAAGAGCAAGAGAGGGATTATTCGATGCCACATAAAGAAGACGACTACTCTGGAGTAAAAGATCCTTCTGTAATTCATGAAGAGATCTTAATGCCCTCGACGATAGAGAATATCGATATGGCTTTATTCGAGTATATCGATAATAAATTAAACCTGTCTTGCACAACAAACAAGGGCTTTGAAAAAGTCCCAGTTATATGGGTCTCGGCAGAGAGAGCCTTCCAAATCAAGAACAACAAAGGGTTGCGCGACGCCAACGGATCAGTAATACTCCCAGTATTGACTGTTGAGAGAGGTGGCATTAGCAAGGACCTTTCAAGAAAGGGTGGTATCTATGGCGGTACGGCTAACACTGACTCCTCCATCGTCATCGCCCGCCGAATCAAACAAGACAAAACAAGAAATTTTGCCAATGCGGATGCAAAGAGAATAAACAAGCAGAACAATTATCCCCGAAAAAATAACAAAGTTGTTTATGAGACCGCAACAATCCCGCTTCCAACCTACATTGATGTATCTTACACTATAGGTATCCGAACAGAGTATCAACAGCAACTGAACGAGATTGTAGCTCCTTTCTTGAATATAGGAAGACCAGTCAATTATTTTACAATTAGAAGAAACATGCACACATATGAGGGTTTTATTGAATCAGACTTCTCTCTTGACACGAATATTACAAACTTGAGTGACGAAGAGAGAAGGTATGAAACAAAGATTAATATCAAGGTTTTAGGATATCTCATCGGAGACGATAAAAATCAAAATACGCCCAAGATTGTTTACCGAGAGAATGCGGTGGATGTAAGAATTGGAAGAGAAAGAGTGATTGTTGGTGACAAACCTTGGAACATATCTCCTGAAAAAGTTAAATATCGCGATTAGTTATGAATTATGGAGTTTAGAACTCTGTCTTACTATTTATAAGGGAAATACCTATCATTTTATTAGTAGGTAAATGTATAACCAAGGAGACTTTACAAGATGTCGGTCAAAAAATATAAATTCGTTTCACCTGGAGTTTTCATTAACGAAATTGATAATTCCGCCCTTCCTGAAACCCCAAACAGAATAGGACCTGTGGTTATCGGTCGCACAACACGCGGTCCTGGTATGAAACCTGTCCAAGTCAACTCTTTCGCAGAATTTGTTGACATCTTCGGAGCACCGAACCCCGGTAACGTAGGTTCGGATGATGTCTGGAGAAATAATGCCGTTTTAGCCCCAACTTATGCCGCCTATGCAGCACAGGCTTGGCTTGCTAACAACGCCCCAATCAACGTAATCCGCTTGCTAGGAAACCAGCACACTGATTACACATCCCCAACCGGACTTGCCGGGTGGATGACTGAAAACAGTTCAGGAACTGAAACAACAGTTGGATCCGCATACACTGATGGCGGAGCATATGGGCTTTTCTTAATTGCCTCTTCTTCCACTGGAGCCGGAAACGGTTCAGCCGGTCACCTTCCAGCGGCAATGAAAGATCAAACTCCTCAAACTGGTACTTTGGCAGCGGTTTTCTATGTCGCCCAAGGCGCAGTTGAACTTTCTGGCGCTGTACGTGGCTCTGGTAGTGTTTCTACACAGACAACTGCTTCAAACGCCACTATGTTCCGTTCAAACGGCGCAAGCTACGAATTTGTTGCTCAAGTTAAGAACAGTTCTGGAACAGTTACTGACAAAATTACATTTAACTTTGACCGAAGTTCTGAAAACTACATTCGTAAAGTTTTCAACACAAACCCGACTTTGACTAACACAGCGGTTACGCCAGCAGCTAATCAAAAAACATACTGGCTTGGCGAAACTTATGACCGATTTGTTGCCAATGGCGACGGCGGAATCACATACAGTGGCGTCGGCGCAGGATCCGCAGCAGGTGATGCTTTTGGACTTGTTTTGGGACTTGAGCAGACAACAGACGGAGCCACATTCGTTCAATGGTCTAACCACCGGCACTCATCACAGGCAGCAGAGTCTGGCTGGCTTGTCGCCCAGGATTTGGGAGAATCTTCTGGCTTTAACGAGTACAGCCTTCCAAGACTATTTAAATTCCATGCTTTAAAGAGTGGACAGTGGGATATGCATAACCTCAAGGTTTCTATTACTGATCTCACAATCAGTTCAAATAATGCAGATCCTTACGGAACATTCACTGTTCTTCTCCGCAAAGTAAACGACAACGATGGAAAGGTCCAGGTTGTCGAAAGATTCGCAAACTGTAACTTGAATCCTAATTCTTCGAGATATGTTGCTAGAGTGGTTGGTGATAAGTTCACTGATTTCTCTGCTACAGAAAGAAGAAACATTGAATATGGACAGTTTGATAA